GTAATCACGCCCGGGTTGGCTGCAAACGCATCCCAACGAGCCTGTGCGCCCGTCATATCGAGATCGGTTGCGATTTTCAGGACTTCCTCCGGCACGGCATCGGTGAGGATGGTGTTCAGACCGAAAAGCGTGTTTTGATGATCTCTCACGAACTGCGCGAGTGCGGCGATCTCTTCCATCTGTCCCGACAGGTCAATGTCCGGGAACAGCGCATCGACTTGTGCTACACTCATGCCGCTGTCCAGCAACGATTGAATCTGTGTCAGCACGCTGATGTATTCCGTCAGAGCCGTCTCATCCATCCCGGCAGTGAGCGTACTCATCTCTTCCAGCACTCGCGCCATGCCTAGTTTATCGCCATTGGCAGCCTCAATACTGTACTCGCGGAGCTTTGCATATAGGGTATCAAGTCCAGCACCGGCAGATTGGATGTCCTCCTGATTCCACACGGGCAGGACAATCTGCGCAAGCACTGCCGCATATTCCTCAGCAGTCGCTTTGCGGTCAAGCATGTATCGGGCGTTAAGGTCGGACAAAGCTTGCTGTTTTTCGGCGCTGTTTTCCATGAGCTGAATGAGCGTAAATTCCTTGTCGTACTGCTCATCCAAAGCAGTGTTCACAGCAGCCATGCCCTCGGCGGAAGCGACCATAGCGCTCTGATATACGGATGCAGCTGCGTCACCTTGGCCTTTCGCCTGCGCACGCGCAACTTCCGCTTCGAGTTTTGTAAGGATGGTGTCAAACCCGCCTGTATCCGCAGCGGTGAGTTTGTATTTGACCTCAATGGCTTCTCGGGTATTGATGAGTTCCCGCAGGCGTACCTTGTCCTTGTCTGTGAAGTTGCGGTTTTGCCGGCGCTTGAGTAGGGATTCGATTTCTTTATCCAAGGTATCCAGTTGCGCAAGGTCAGTCTTCAATTGTTCAGATATCGTCGTCAGCCCGGCATCATCCGCGGTAACTTTCATGCCTTCCAGAGCATCACGGGTGGAAGCCGTCAGGCTCTTAAAGGACCCTAGCCATGTGTCCAGAATATCGTCGGTTTCTTTCTTACCGTCCGACCATACCTCCAGCAAGCCTGTCAGCCATGCTTCAGCGCTTGCAGTCGTGCGGACAAAGTCATCCGCAGACATGCCAAAATAAGTTAATCCGCTTTTGGAGTAGAAGGTGTCAGCGGCATTGTTCTTCCATTCCTTGGCGGTATCGTTCATTCCCTGCAGAGCTTCGCGGGTAGCCTTTGCTCCCGATGCGTAATCATACAATTGATACGCGCCATAAATGAGCGCAGCGGATAGTGCCGCAACCGCAAGCTTTGATGATAAGACTGTTTTAGCGAATCCACCAAACCCACCGCCAGCCGTTTTCACGGCAGCGCTGAACTTACCCATGCCTGTGGAAACCTTGCCCAGGACAGCGGTTACCTTGCCCACAGCGGATACAGTTTTCCCTATGATGAGAAGCGCAGGACCTGCCGCGGCGGCAATGCCGGCGAAGCGGACAATCGCCATTCGCTGGCTCTGATCCATCGCAAGGAAGGTGGCCAGCATCTCATTTGCTTTTTCAATTAGGTTTTGGATGGTGGGATTGAGATCGTCCCCGATGCGCTGCCCAAATAAAATGGCCGTGTTCTTGAGGTTTTCGAGCTTGCTTTCAGTGGTGTTGTACCGTTTGTTGGCTTCGACAACCAGCGCAGTATTCTCTTCCCATGCCCTATTCGCTGTTTCCTGTGCGCGGGCAAACAGCTCGGTCGCATTGGTGGACCGAAGCAAGGTATCACGGAGGCGGACTTCTACAATGCCGATTTCCTGCAAGGTGGCAATGGCACTCTCGCCATCGTCATCCAGCTTGGAAAGGCCTACGATGAACGCCTGGAATGCCGCGGCGGCATCCTGCTGCCACAAGACCTTGAACTGCTCAGCGGTCATACCGGAGACCTGTGCGAAGTCTTTCAGTGCATCACCGCCTGTTTCGGCGGCGACTTCCATCTTGACCAGCGTTTTACTGAATGCTGAGCCACCCATCTGCGCTTCGATGCCCACAGCGGAGAGCGCTGTGGCAAAGCCAAGAATCTGCGATTCCGTCAACCCGACCTGATGTCCGGCGCCAGCCAGGCGAAGCGCCATCTGCACAATGGAGGACTCGGTCGCGGCAAAGTTGTTCCCTAAATCGACCAGGGTCGAGCCTAGATTCTGAAACAGGCTCTGATCCATCTGTGTGATGTTGGCAAACTTAGCAAGGGACGCCGCCGATTCAGAAGCGATGATGTCAGTGGATTTCCCGAGGTCAACCATAGTCTTGGTAAACTCGGTCAGGAAGTCATTTTGAATGCCCAACTGCCCAGCCACCGCCATAACCTCGGCGATTTCCTCGCTGGATGTCGCCACTTCCGTGGACATCTTGCGGATAGATTCCGATAACTCGGCGTATTCGGCTTCGGTGGCATCGACAGTCTTGCGGACAGAAGCAAAGGCGCTCTCAAAGTCGATGGATGCTTTGATAGCGGCAGTAGCAAGACCCAATATCGGTGTGGTGACGTACAGCGTCATGTGCCGACCCACGCGACTCATGGAGGTGCCGATGGTCTCGCATTTCTTGGAGAACGCCGTCAGCGCCTCGCCCGCCTGCGTCCATTTGGACTGCATACGGTAAAGCTCCTGCGTGAGCTTCATGATCTCCGCTTCGGTTTCTTTAACGGCAGCCTTGGCATTGTTGAGATTGGTTTTGGTGGTGGCGATGCGGTCAGCGTTGTTTTGCAGCGTCTTGCTGTTGGCTGTGATTTGACCTTCGAGCTTTTTAACTTCCGCGCCGGCAGCTTTGTTTTCTTCCTTGAGACGTTCCATAGTCTGCTTGGCAGCGATGGTCGCGGAGTCGGTCTCCCCTAAGGTGCCGGAAAATTCCTTGTACTTGTCCGAAGCAGTCTTAACCTCGTTGCCGATGCGTTCATATTCCGATCGTGCGGCTGTGAGTGAAGTCTTAAGCTTTTCTTGCGTCGCATACGAGTCCGTCAGTTTTTGATTGGCTTGCACCAATGCACGGCTGTACTGCTCAACCGCTTTGTTCTGCTGGGTGAGCTTCGTGCCCAGCATGGATAGCTTGCTTTCCGCACCCTTGACGGACTTCTCGAAATTGTCGATGCCAGCACCAGCAAGGTTGAAGGTGCTCTCGGCTTCCTTGATTTGCTTGTTGATGGTACGCAGGTTGCGGCTGAAATTATCACTGTCCAGTGACAGCGCAACAACCAGCTCTCGCAAAACTTCGGACACTGAGAACACCTCCAATCAAAAAAGCCCTTGCGGGCACCATATTTACCGTTGAATTATGGGTGATATATTGGTATAATATTGGGGAAAGGGGCGACTCAATATGACGAACATCATCCCGATTTCTGACTTGAAAAACTATGGTGAGGTTCTCCGCAAGTGCGAGAACGGAGATACCGTGTATCTCACCAAGAATGGCCGTGGTCGCTATGTTGTGCAGAGCTTGGAAGAATATGAAAAGCAAAAAGCCACCATTCAATTGCTGACCGAGCTGTCCAAGGGTGTAGAATCGCTTCGCAAAGATGGCGGCATTTCGCTGGATGAAGCGTTTGTTGGGCTGGAGGGCTAGGATGCCAAGAGTCACAGTATCGCTAACCGCTCGAAAAGACCTCGTGGCCATCCATGACTACATTTGTGATGAACTGGATAACCCCGATGCAGCAAAACGCATCATGAGCATGCTGCGAAAAAGCATAGAGTCTTTGCATTCCATGCCAGAGCGTGGGAAATCGCTGGATGCGGTGCTTGCTGTCCATACCGAGTATCGCTTTCTCGTGTGTGAAAAGTACAAGGTATTTTATCTTTATGACGGTGAAACCGTGGAGATTGTCCGCATCATCCATAGCATGCAAGATTACATACGTGCACTGTTTGGCACACCTTAACCCATCTTGTCAGACCACACTTCATCAATAAATGACTTCTTGGGTTCTTTTTTCTTTTGCTCCTGCCGTGCATCCCAAGTGCGGAGTTTGAGGAAGCCCAGCATATCCATCTCATCAATGTCACGCATCCGCCAATCGGCCTTGAGCAGGGCATTGTAGGTAGCATAGATGTACTCCGGCAGCGTCAGAGGGCCATCGGCACCTTTTCCGGGGTCGCTTTCTGAGCGATCTCCGTTGCTTCTTCCGCTACCGGCTTCGTGGGGAAATCGGACAGTACCTCAGTGGTCTGCGTCTGCACAGCCATGAGTGATAGCGCAATGTCGTGCATCACACGGTCGGCTGGGTAGTTGTCATAAAATTCATCGGGCGTGAACTGATTCCCAAACAGGATGCAGAACCACTTGACCATGACATCCAGCGCCTCTGGTATCGTAGTTGCGTTTTCAGGGGCGGCTTCTCCCTCAGTGACTTGCTTGGCCAGCTTGACAATGGACGCGTACATCTTGGACGCTGGCTCCATTTCACGCAGCGCTCGTCCGCTGATGAAATCCACGGTGTATTTTTGTTTGCCCAGTGTGCAAGTAATCATAATGATTTCTCCTCAAAAAAGCCTGAGGAGAGCAGTATCATGACTACTCTCCCCAGAAGGTTTTTAGCCAGCAGGTGTAAAGGTCGGAGTGTAAACGGCGGCGAGAAAGGTCGTGCCCATTTCTGTGGTGAACCCATTTTCCCCCTCGTCAGCGATGACCTGATACATGTTGTCATGGGTGCGTTTCAATGCCGTCCACTCGACTTCGCCTGTTTGACGGTTGACCGTTCCGCCTTCCTTGGTGGCGTAGTTCTCAGTGACTGGCTTGGCGCGCACCTTGTACAGCCAAACATAGCGCATTTTACCGTTGCTTTTCTCGGACATGAAACCCACGGCAAAGTAGGGTGGTTTGTCGGTAGATTTGCGTACGAGTACGCCGTTATCATCGATGGCGTTGCCAAAGATTTGCTCCTGAATAGCCAATGGAATGTCTGCCATCTTGGTCTTGAATGACAATTCAGGGTCGCTGTATAACACGTCAAATTCCACATCATCACAAAATTGAATGTCCGGATCGGCGTTGTCTGGGGTGACGCTGGCTTCCATAGCGCCGGCAACCGCCTGCAGTGCACCATAGGTTAAGGTTTCCTCGGTGTCCACCTCAAGGGGTGCGAGCACCACGTTTTTTAGACCGATGGTCGATGCGACCGTCGGGGAAGGGGCTGTAGCCATAGATTTTTCCTCCAATTATCTCTTGTCGATTTCGTCCCGAAGGACTTGTTTCATTTCGCCATAGGCTTCGTCTGCTTTGGTGTCAAAAGCAGGGCGGACAAAAGGATGCGCCGGTGCCGGTGCGGGACCACCGTGTCCAAACTCCACAGGATTGGCGTAAAATGCGCCTTTTTCTTTGTGG